AATTCTATTTCATTTTGTTGCTGGCGTAGCATGGGTTCTGTATTCAAATCTATTCCAGCTTTTAAACCAGCGTTGTATCCTTGGTTATAAGCCAATAGTTCTTTTGCGTTCATTTCCTTCTCCTTCTATGCTCCATGTCTTTTTGGTGAATGATTGCTCCGTAGTGGAATAAACCAAATAGGAATATGACTAGTGCAACGGCTAGTATGGTGATAATCATTTCTGATACCTCTCTACCCATTTAGAAACCTCATCAGCCTTCCATAGTGGGTGCAATCGCTTACCTCCAGCAGAAGGTAGCCTTATGGCTTTAGGAAAGTCTGGAATAGGTAATACACTGGCGTAAACCGCCTGTCTTGACCTCTTTAAGAAAGTGGCAATATCTGATACTGTCCAAAGTTCGCTCATACTCCACCTACAATTCTGATATATGTTCGTGTTAAAGAAATGAAAAGTACGACACTGATTACTAGCGTGACGATGTATAACTTATCTGACCAATTCATTACCGACCCCCAGTTAAAGCATCACGAATGAATCCTAAGTTCGCCCCTGCATAAAACAGAAAAGCAAATCCCATTCCAATTCGGCTATCCAAAAAATATTGAACGCTGACGAATCCATAGATCAAGGCGCAAATAGCGAGAAGGTAAGAGTTCAATTGAAATACTCCTTGGGTCGGTCATCGCCTTCGGGATAGTAATTCTCGTAGTGGATCATCATTAAAATATTGGCGATCATGTGCGCTGTGTGTGGGAGTCCGCTTTCTGAATCTACTCGCTCTCCCTTAAACCATGCACAAGAATGACGTATCAATGATGCAAAAGGAATCGACCAATTTGCGCCTTTAGCCCAGTTCCAAGAAGCGTACTTCTTAGAGCCATAAGTAAAGACTCTGGCGGTATCTGCTAAGAGGTGCATGGGGATCAAGGAATAGTCAGGCTTACCATCGTTATAACGGGCACCAGAACCCTTTTCTGTTGAGTTAATATCTCCAACGCTCATTTTGCTAACCTCATAGCTGCGTTATGAATTCTTTGGTTGAACCATCTTCGGATTGTGTAAGACCTGACTACTGATATAACTGTGTATAGCAGGCCTAGATAAAAGTTATCAACAAGTGATATGTGAAAACCAAATAAAGGCAGGATAAATAGGTTAGCTGTGTAATTTATTGAGAACCCTATGCATACATTTATCCATGCCTCGATAAAGCTACCTAGTCTAGACTGGCTCATTCTTGCATCCAAATGGCAAATAGAGATAGCGAGAAGAATGTCCAGGTCGCTATCCCAGTTATCATAAAAAAAGCACTAATCCAATCAAGCCAGGTAATCATTCGCTTTCCCCATCGAATCCGAACTCAAGGCATAAGCTANTAAGTAAGCTATTGACTCGATCATTCCAAAGTTTCGAGTCAGCGTTCTCAGGCCAAGGAATCAGGTTACGNTTTACAACCTTGACGGCGAGTAGGTAGCATTTTTCCTTGGTATCAAAGTTCTCAACTGCAATCCGGTCATCGGTAGTGAAAGTGCTCATCTGTCTTGTCCAATCAAATACATAACAATGACTACCATAGACACCATAACTACCCCAACGAACAAAAATGACTCGTTTGAACTCATGCGTGTAACCCCCCAAAGAGTGCTGCTTGCAAATAATGAATTGGTGGAATAGTGTCTGTTTCTACAAAACGACCATCGTTGATGGAATACCATTTCACGGCAGTTTTGTTTTCTGTAAATTTTTCAAACATAAAGTGGTCTGTATTGAGAAATAAATACACTAAGGATTTGCTTAATCCCGTTTTTGCACATACAAGATCGGCTTTGCATGGCTGAAACTCAGTAACGCAATTAAGAATCTTTTGTTGGCTTTGATTTAGCATGGTCAAAATGGGATGTCATCAGATATATCGCCCAAATTCTTAGCTGGTTGAGTAGCTGGAGCAACTTGTCCGCCATCCTTTTTACTTCCTAGCATCTGCATTGAGTCAGCAATAACCTTTGTGGAATATTTATCTACTCCATTGGCATCGGTAANTTTATCGGTGCGTAGCTTACCAGATACATACAAGGAGCTACCGACTGCAACGTATTGAGACACGATCCCAGCCAACTTTCCAAAGAAGGTGACATTGACCCATTCAGTACGCTCCTGCGCGCTTCCATCCTTCGATTTCCACGTTTCATTGACTGCGAGTGAAAGGTTTACGATCTCGCCAGAAGCGGTATCGTTCTTTTTAATGGTTCCGACATTACCAATGAATGTGCAATGGTTTAGATTTGCCATGATTTCCTATTTGATTAAGTTAATTTCTTGCTGTACAAGTTGTAAAAATTCTTTTCTCCTAGCGCAAAGCCTATTAATTTCATCTAGGTAATCTGCTCGATGTAGGCGATAGACTAGGAGTTGCTTTCCTTCTGGGAAGTCTGAGCAAAAACTGACAAAATCCACCCATTCCCTTTCGGTGCAATCAAGGTGGCCAATGAGTTGCCACTTGTACGAAGGGTCAAAACTATTGCGCTTGAGAGTGGCGTTATGGGTCTTAGCGATTACGGATTTAATCTCAATAACTCCATCAGAGCCGACAAGACCATCTGGGCTATCTCCAAAAGTTTTGTGACAAAAGAATCCACCGTTAGTGACCTCTGAAAATGTGTGATCTTGATACATCGCTCTGGCTATCGGCTCTTGTTCATGGCCTCTTTCAGTATGGCTATTTGAGAAGCCATAGTCAGCTTTTCTTCCAGTGATGATTTCGAGAGCAATTTGCAAGGCGTAATCTTTTGCTGGTTCTCCAAAGGCTTTTCCTTCGTTAGCCATAAAGCATCCAAAGTTTGAGGCGGTTGCTTTCCCGCATCTAAGAGCCATCCATTCATCGGTATTTTGCTCCACGTCATAGAAAATCATTAGGCACACTCTTCAATCATTTGAAGCTGGTGTTCTTCTGAAATATCTACTTTAGATAGAACGGCTTTGAGATTTCCGTCACGGATATAAGCCTTTTTTGCNTTAGCCCAAGCTGGCATATCAGGAGTAATTGTTTTGCGTGACTCTGGTACAAGTTTTCCAATACGCAGACCTTCTACCGTCTCTTTGCCAAATCGGACTGAGTTATCGACATAGATAGTCACTTTGATATTTCCCCAATCTTCAATAAAAGCCGAACCAGCAAGCGCTTTCAACGTCTTACTATTTCCAGCATTGAGAATCATTGGTTTAAGTGGCTCACCAGAGCGAATCTCAGTTTCAACAAAGTAGGCCGTGTTGAACTTATCTTTTGTTTTCTTGGTTTTATCGAGGTCTAGCGCCACTTTTTTGATAGTGAGTACGGTAGGCTCGGTAATGTCTGCTGCGCTTAAATAGGGGCTGTTAAAAGCCTTCCTGTAGTGAGTTTTCTCAGTCATCACAGTCCTACCAATCGGCTGATAACAGTCCAAATACTTTTAGGCTGAGAATTGAGTAAAGCTCTCTGGATTAGCTGAGCATCTTTTGAATCCACTAAGTTAGGAAGAGGGCGCTCATACAAAATGCCGCACTCGATCCCTGTTGAGGTTCTGAATATATTTTTCATAGACCGCCCGTATTAATGACGTAAATCATCAAAGGTATGGTGAATCCACATAAACCTAAAAAAACACCGTTTGCAATATCTCGCATGACTTCTCCTATTTGGTGGATTTGGTAGGGAGCTTCGCAAGGGCACTAGACTTAGTCGTTGCCTTGTTACATTACCTCCCCACCCATCCATTGCTGTTCACTACTAAGCCAAGCGTTATTAAGTGTTTTTCACCGTTCACTACTTCAAACCCGCCATTTGCATCCTGTTTGGCTTAACCCTCGTATCGCCAGGGCTAGGTTTGTTGCTATGTGAAGAACATTATCACGCTTGTATTACTTATGCAAACACTTTTGCATTAAAAATGATCACATTAGGGGTATTTACTGATATTTAGACGAAAAAAAGCCACCCGAAGGTGGTCAGATGAATCTTATTTATAGTTTAGACGTTCAGATGAACGATGCTTCCAGGCAAGATAAAAGTTCTAATAATGGAACTTTGTGCCTGGTAATGCTGTACAGGCATCATCTCCACAGGTAACAACGACTTTAATTTCTCATCCAACTCGGGGGGGGGGGGCGTGTTTTGCATTGGATTT